AAATCAATTGCAACAGTATCTATACCTTCTAAATTTAACTCACTGAGTTGTGGAACGTCACACATTATTTATAATCCCTTTCTATTATCATTTCTAAATAGTGAATAGCTTTTTCTATGTCTTGTAATTCACCTTTCGACTGATGTCTACAAATATATTTAATTGCGTTTCCTTCTGCAAAAAGTAATTTGTTTTTATTAATAAAATCTGCTGGTTGAATCGCCATATCTTTATAATGTGATCCTCCTACTTGTTTTTTATAAGCACTCATTTTTCTTTCCTATTGTAAAGTATTTTTTTCCGGACATTTTTGCTAATCTCCAATAGTCAAAAATTCCTCTGCTGTATGCAGTGTATTGTAATCTTCTTGAAGTGAAGTAAGGATCTTTATTAACGATAGTTTCGTCAACAACAACATTGTCATAAGTTAGACCTTTAACAGTATGGATATTTGCATATTCTACTCTAACTTTTTTATCAAAATCAAAACCTTTATGTAAAACTCTTTTTATATATTCCATTCGTTCTTTATGTTTGTTAACCGGTGCTCTTATTAGATCAAAATCCTTATGTCCTTTACAAGTAGATTTCAGTAATTTATTATCTATTAAATAATCCACAGTGTAATCTTTTTTAATCCATTTTTTAATAGTTTCTGTTGCTTTAGCTTTATCTCCAAGAATCAAATCTTTGTTTAAATATTCACAAAAATGTTTTATCTGAGTAAGATCCATTGGAGTACCTTTAATAAACTCTGGCCATAATTTGTGAGCTCTTAATTCTTTTTTAATTACAAATGGAGGCTTACTTACTGGAGCAAATTCTATACCCTGTGCCATAAGGAAATCTGTACAACGTACATCGCTTGGAGTTCCTCTATAAGTAAATAAAAATGTTTCCTCAGTATTGTTAATTTTATCTAAAAGTTTATTTAAATTTCCCGAGGGTTTTAAATCTGGTAAATAATAACCTGTTCCTTTAATGACTTCCCCTATATGGCCCTTTTTATGTTTTTCTTGATATTTTGCTGGAGTCCACACTCTATGAGATTTATAATGCTCCCAGACATCGTGTATGATCGATTTACAATATGTATTAATAGCTTCGCCACATCTACTGCCTTCTTTTAATTCATGATAAGGATTTGCAGCTAAGTTGTGAAAATATTTTGCATCTGATCCTGAATACTCAAATAAGGTTTGATCTGCATCTCCAACTAAATAGTAATGGCCTTCTTTTACGTTTCTTGCCATTTTATCAATAGCTTTTCTTTGGGGTACATTACAATCCTGACATTCGTCTATAATTAACATATCTATATCTGGATCTTTTACATCGTCTTCCAGTTGTTTAGTTTTTTCATTATACGTTTGACGTGTAAAATTATTTATCATATCAGAAAAATCACAAAGATTTTTATCCTTTTTATATTTTTCATAAAGTGGAAGTAATTCTTTAATTAATTTTAAACCGTAAGGTTCAAAAGATTTTTGATCGCATTTAATCCAGTACTTATCTAAAGTTTTTCCATGTCCATTAGCGTCTGATAAGTATTTATAAAATCTATGTTTACGTTGTATGTCGTCTTCCCTGTGAAGATTAAAACGACTATCTTTGTTTATTAATTCTTTATGATTATGTAACTTAAACAATTCTTTTTTTAATAATCTACTTTTGCAATAAGTATGAATGGTACATACTCTATACTTCATTGCTTTTTTAGTAATCCCTCGTAATTGTGGAAATATATAATTTCCTTCTTCATTTTTTAAATTTTTTAAATCAAAAATAGCATCTCTAATTTCATGAGCTGCTATGTTAGTATGAGATAAAATTATAATTTTCTCAGGAGTATATTTTTCTAAAGCTTTCATATATATATCTACAATAAATTTATGAGTTTTACCGGTACCTGGAGGACCTGCAATAAATCTAGGCTTGTTCAAAATTTATCTCCTCCGTTTCTTCACTTTCCCCTGCTAGCAGAATATCTTCATTTTGAATTTCAGGATTCTTTATTACCCAAGAAACTAAAGATTTTGTTAGGTAGGTCCCTGTTTTTTTTCTAGCTTTTAATACGTCTTGTACTAAAAGTACAAGATCTACTCGTTTGTGATTTATTCTTTGTTCTTGTAAATAATCTTCAAACCCATTTAAACTAAATTCTAATTCATTACCTAGTTGATTGAAATAAGGGTTCCCATAATTAAGTAATTCTGATTTACTTGTATATGCTTTTTTCAGTTTAATATAATTAGTAAAGTGTTTCTTAATCTTATTAGACTCTGCAGCTTCTACCACGTAGTCTTTTGATTTAATTCTTGATTCAAATTTCATTCTCATGATCTCCTCAAACTGTGCCGCCTTCATTTTTGGAATCCAAACTTGAGCTTGCATTACAACCGCATCATAAAACTTTAACTGGTTCATAAGTGTTGGTCCATCGACTGTAATAGTTTTAGTAAAAACTACACCTTCTAATTTTCCTGTTACTTCTATCTTATATCTGTCTTCACCATACTCAACAATTTCACCCATAGAATCATCAGCTATCTGTTTAACTTGTACTAATGATTTATCTTGGACACCTATCCAACTAAATATTGTTGCAATACTTTCAGTTCTGCATTCAATTATTTCTGCAAGTTTAGGCATGCCAAATGGTTTTTTAGATTTTCTTGTTGTTGAACCTTTATTTTTTCTATTTTCAGATTCATCGTCATTAGATTCTACTGCAATGTCATAAATAAAATCATTGATTTCAGTATCGTCCCAATCCGTTTGTTTAATTAAAACTCCAGCAATAGCTGTACAATATTCATCTCTTTGACCTTTAGGTGCATATAAAATTGATAGAGCAGTAGCTAAAGATATTTTTCTTAAAATTTTATTTAAGTCACCTACATATTCATTAAAGCCTTCATACTTTTCCCATCTAACATGTTCTCTATGTTTACTGTGTAATGATCCTGGAACGATTGTATAACATGTTTCTGTACTTCTTATTTCACATAAGCACTGTCCATGTGCAGCATGTGCAACATATCTTTCGAGATCCTTTGGTAATGAAAATTTTTGTGGAGATAATCTTTCTTTAAACCAGTAATGACTTGTAGGATTATGTTCTCTACCGGATATGGTATTGCAATTTGTTAAATATTTATTTGCAAAAACTTTTGCACGTGTGTTATCGAGATCTAAATCAACTACGTTATCTAATCTTAATCCTATTTCTTTGTCTGCATATTTATTTTTCCATTCTTCTTTCGTTATTTTAAAATCTGCATCACTCCATTTTTTAACTGTAGGCCTGCCTCCCTCACAAGGCACCAGAGTATAGCCGAGATCGTACCAGTCCTCATACGTAAGCGGACCTTTATTTAAATTTTTAATTTCATCCATAATTTTATTATGGGCGGATCCACTCTCGCTTCCCCGCCCAATTCCCTAGGAACTTATAAAACTATTTTTTCAGTTTTTGGTTGTTCTTGATTTTCAGGTTTAGCTGCAATCTCGCCAGCGCTTACACGCTCTGCAAAATTTTTAGCCATATCATAAACACCTTTATCTGATACCGGACCAACTTGTGATACGTCCCATCCAAACCATGTTCCTTTGTCATTTGACATCTGAACAGTCTTTAGTTTGTAAATGTGGCTATATGTTGGCGGAGTAAACATACCATTTTTACCTTGCAGTTTAATCCCCATCATCATTGAGTTCCATTTTCTACTAATTTTTAATTGAGTAGCTCTCATAGAAATCAATGCTGTTGTAGGAGAATTTCCTAACATAAGCACAAAATGATTTGCTGTGTTTTCAATATAATTACCATTAGGTAATCTATCTTTATAAGATTTATCACGAGTTGTTTTACTCATGATATCACTTTCAGCGTTATGAATCGCAACTGGAGCACCAGTACTGGCTCCCCTATCCTGCCATTCTACTAACTGTCTTTGATAATGAACAGGGATAATTTCAACACCTTTAGCGCCATCAAAAAATTGACCGCTAACTGTATTAAATATCATACCAGGTTCAGCACCTACTTTATACTTTGCATGGGCCTTATTAACTTCCGGTGATAGTTGTCCTAACACCTTCAGAAAAGGTAATGCAAGGTCTTCTTGCGACATATTTTCTACGCCGGCATTTGCATCTGCTTCAAACATATTTGTAGCTAATGCGCCTGCTTCTTCTTTTTTTATTACTTGGTTCATGTTTATTGTTTCCTTTTTATTGTTGTTTTATTTCCAACGAATACGTTGAAAAGCTCGGTAGGCATTTCTTTGCCCGATTCTATACGCTCCCGAACTAGCGCTTTGAGAGTCATGGGCTCAACCTTCAACTTTTGTGTCGGTTGATACCCACGCTCTGATGCAAGAGCAGCATAATCAGCTGCCTTGTTATCTTCGTTGCGACCAAAAGATACGGATATCTCGTTTTTGATTATATCTCCTAGTCCATTGGTACGAAGCCAGTTAAACGCAGCATCTCTATTAGCAATAGTAATGTTTGCGCTATAATTTGGTTTAACATCTATTAAAGAACCATCCATTAATTTAAGTTGAGATAAACCCATCTCAGCCATCATTGTTGGAATAACTTCTCCTGATAGATATTCAAAATCTTTCTTTTTTTGTTTTAGATTTTTTTCTAGTAATGCTACTTGTTGATCTAAAGTATTTAATTTCTCCACTTGGTCCGCTAATGACTGAATATTTTCAGTCTTACCTAACATCTTTGTTTGGTCTTCCTCAAAGTCTATATTACTCATCTATCTTTCCTCTTTCATATAAGTTAATTTGAATAGGATAATATTGTCTTTCTTGTTTATCCCATTTTAGTAAATTGTATTTACCATTGGTCATGTCAGAAACTATCGAACACGCTACTCCAATAATTGCAGGATCTCCAGTTAATAATAAATGATCTTCTGTCGTAAAATCTTTTAAAGCTTTTCTAAGTTTAAAAATTAATGGACCAGGAGAAAATATTATCTGTGAAAGTTCCGGTAATAAAAAAACAAACTCACCATATTTTGATGCGCCCATAATATTTATTTTAGGTCTACCTTCGGCAGTACCAGCAATTTCTTGAATGACGTAAACTTTATTTTCTTTCATATTGACAATATAGCTATAAATGTTATGTTGTCAAGTAGAAAGAAGAAAAATTATGAACTATAAATTTAAAACAAAACCATACGATCATCAAATGACTGCATTAGAAAAGTCATGGAATAAAGAAAGTTATGCTTATTTTTTAGAAATGGGGACTGGCAAAACTAAAGTATTAATTGACAATTTAGCTATGCTTTATGACAAAGGTAAAGTTAACGGTGCTTTAATTATTGCTCCTAAAGGAGTTGTAGGTACTTGGTATAGTAATGAATTACCAACTCATTTACCGGATCATATAGAAAATGTGACCGTATTGTGGCAAGCTAATATTACTAAAAAACAACAAGAAAGTTTAGATACTTTGTTTGAAGAAGGTGAAAGTCTTCATATTATAATAATGAATGTAGAAGCTTTAAGTACAGACAAAGGAGTTGATTTTGCTAAGAAATTTTTATCATGTCATGAAACTATGATGGCTATTGATGAATCAACTACTATTAAAAATCCACAAGCTAATAGAACCAAAAATATTTTATCCTTAAGTAGAGAAACTAAGTATAGAAGAATAATGACAGGCTCTCCTGTAACTAAAAATCCATTAGATCTTTTTAGTCAATGTTATTTTTTAGATCCGTTTCATTTAGATCATGACTCTTATTATT